GGTCAGTGGTATCATAGTTTACTGCATACAACCAAACTTCATCAATAACTGATGTGCTGGATGAGCCAGTGTGAATTGTTGGACCTGCCACACCAGACGAACCTGAGTTAATCAGAAGTCCAAGACCGTTGCCTGTGCCGCTTAGAGGTATTTTGCTAAATGTTGTTGCCATAATAGTATTCCTTTTGTTCCTTTACCAAATTAAAGTAAATAATTCTTGTTCAACCGTATCGTAACGGTCAAAAACCCGTAATTCCAACCATTCGTCAGCGTCACCGACATCAAATGTCACAAAATCGTAAACATCAACAAAATAGTTGTTTGTTAAATCTCCTAGAGTTGTTCCAGTTGTACCCTCCGAAACAAAAAACTGGGTTTGAAGGGTCCCCCGATACTGCAAACCTTTGTCAGACCAGAAAGCGTACAACAAGTCACCAAGGGTTTGCCCTGCTGACGGATACGACTTTGAAAGAGCCTCAAACATCGCATCATTAGTTGTTGTCATAATCTCTCATCTTCCTAGGTTCACCCTCACAGCATGAATCCTTAAAGCCACACTCAGGGCAACGCCATCTGGTCGCAACAGGAGGATACTCACACCCACAAGTCGGACATTCTATCGTTGAACCCACTATTGTGTTTTTAGTTCCTTACGGGACTCAACCTCAGATTGAGCGACTGACGCTATGAGGCTGTCTAGTTCGGCATCAGAGATTTCTGAGGGTTTGCTGGAGTGTTCTACATGGACTTGCGTTGGGGCTAAGCGGTTGGTGGCTTGCAAATACAGTTTGGCTGAGTTGTTGTCGCCAGCCAAGGCACGCTCATAAAGATTATCCAATAGTTTTTGGGTTCGTTCTGGGGATTGTTGGAGTTCGGATACTCGTTTTTCCCATTCCATTTTGAACGCTGGTTTCTTTTTCCAACGGCGTAAAGTGGTTTCGTCCACGCCTTCTAGGATGGCATATTTTTCTTGTGAGGATGGCACACGGTTTGGTGGTGGGACCATCAGCCAGTTCAAAAACTTTTCTTGCCGTGGGTCTAAGATGTTGTCCATGCCATTAGGTGGAATGTTCCTAACTTGTATTCAACTTGTCTAGGGAACGCAGGGAACAAGGATGGGGGGAACCTACGGAGGGGGGTAGGATAAATAGGTACACTGAGCCTACTGGCGAAGTGTACAATAATAGTACGGTTAAGGAGTAAACCATCTCACAGATGGTTTACAATATTCTTGTTTTAGCATGGACAAAAGGGCTTATGGGAACATTATTGGTAATTGTAGGAACAGCGTTTGCTACTTTGTTTGGTATAGCATTGTTTTTGAGAGCATTTTTCAAAACTTTAGAAAGTTTTGATTACGACATAGATTATGAAATGGACAAATACTATGAAACCAAAAGACGCTAGCCCACCAACAAATGACCCTGAAGTAAAGCAGGGCGCAAGATGGTATTTGCGTGATGGTGACATCAAAAAGATTCGTCAACAAGGCATCGCCCGTGAATACAAGAACCCTAAGAGGTTCGTCAAGGCTATGATGGACACTATTACCGAAGGTGATATATCACAGAAGTTCTCTGATGGTGACTGGCAGCCAGTAGCCGAAAGCATGTTGATGCAATTATGGCAAAACCAAAACAAGATGCGAGTAAAGCGACCATAATGGCTAGCAAGAAGAAGAAGAAGCCAGCGATTGAGTTGCCACCACGACCAAAAGAATATTATGACAATCCAATGAACCCTTATACCCAGAAACCAAAAGACAAAGATAGAATAAAGGCTAATAACAGTTTTGGTTCTAGGGCAATATATCGCAAGCGTGGTTACGATTATTGGACTGGTGTATAATGGCAACCTCAAAACCATCACGGGACCCACGACTAGCAAGAGCAGGTGTATCAGGCTACAACCAGCCAAAACGCACACCAAACCACCCAACAAAATCCCATATTGTCGTAGCAAAATCAGGTGGACAAATCAAAACTCTAAGGTTCGGGCAACAAGGTGTAAAAACCAACCAAACAGCAGGACAAAACGAAGCGTTCAAAAACCGTCATGCCAAGAATATTGCTAAAGGACCAATGTCACCAGCATGGTGGGCAGACAAAGTGAAATGGGACAAATCAAAAACAGCCCAACCAAAAAACCAGAAATGGGTCAAAGGCTCATAAATGGGTTACACCAAACCACAACTAAGAGCAAGAATAGTTGCAGCCGTCAAGGCTGGAACCGCAGGTGGAAACGCAGGACAATGGTCCGCACGCAAAGCCCAACTAGCAGCACAACGCTACGAGAAGGCTGGCGGAGGTTACACAGGAACCAAAACCAAAGCCCAATCCAACCTGAGTAAGTGGACAAAAGAAAAATGGACAACCAAATCAGGTAAACCATCCACCCAAGGACCCAACGCCACAGGCGAAAGATACCTACCAAAAGACGCAATCAACAGACTATCAACATCAGAATACGCTGCCACCACAAAAAAGAAGCGTGAAGGCACAGCCAAAGGCAAACAGTTCGTACCAAACACCAAAACAGCACGGACAGCAGGACGAGCAGCCCGAAAAAAATAACACATTATATTTTTTTGTGTGCCACCCCCGTATAAAAATTTCACAAATCGGCTCTACCTCCTTATATAAATAAATACACATAGGGGCGTACCCCCCCATGCTCCCCTGTGCCATGTGCTATGTGGCTACATGAGGTTTGATTATGGATTTCGCATTATGAATTGCCCCATAAAGTGCCACCAAAAATTCCCCATCGCCTCATAATGCGTGTGTGACGGGGGCGTGAGCCGAGGTCCGAACCGAGGCTTGGTTACCGATGGGTATATGGGCTTGCGGTTCACCGTGTGTTTAGCGTGTGAATTTTGGCGTGCATTATGCGTAGGAAAACAGGCGCAATAAAAGGCGTGCGGTGAATGACTTGCAATTTGAATTTGGTGGGGTCATAGTGTTGGCATCGGAATCGGCAACGGTAACCGACTAGGGCATGGAATCCTAGCGGTAGGGTCACCACAACCGAACGAAGTGCTGAGCAATACGAATCGGCACGCCACACAGCGACACCTCATGGCGTTTGTCATGAGCAATGGATGGCTGTTGGAGTCGCAGGGCAACCTATTCTCCCTCAATGAAATGAGGGACGGCGTAAAGCGACACGAACATCGTTTACGATGTTCACATTAGTTGGTAGCATGGACAATCTGTAGGATTGTCGTTGACACTGAAAATAGTCGTGAAGTTAAGGGCTAAGACGCAACCATCGTAGATGATTATGATGGTGGGGCAGACTTACGAAGTAGCAGGCTTGCAGTTGACGGCAGTCGGAATTACTTGTGCCAACATGAAATGTTGTTCGGGGCGAAAATAACCCACGAATATCACGGGAGGCTTGCAGGCAGTGAGAATCCTTGCGATGATGGACGCATTATGCTAGAGTCATCGTGGGGATTAGCGAGGTTCAATTCCTTGCCTTTCCGCTATGTCCTAAGGGACATAAATATAATCCTACGATTCAACTGGAGGTTGAATATGAAATTGAATGACAAAGTTAAGGTCGTTTCCGAAGGACCGATGCACGATTGTTATGGCTTTATTAGCCATATTAAAACCTGCTATCGTTTAAACGATGAGGGTCGTGAAGTTGAGTACATCGGCGTGTTTATCGTGCCAAGCATGGATGCTTACGGCATGGAACTATGCACAAAGTTTGACCAGTCCGACCTTGTGGTGGTTGAGTCGGCGTAACCCTGAAAGGGTTCGGGACCAAATAGCAACACTTACAGTGTTGGGCAGTGCGATTCTGTCGTGGTCCGCTATGGTGGTCATAACCAATGGGGTTATGACATTAGATGTCCGTGAACGGACAGCCATTATTTCATAATGGGAGGATAACATTATGGCAATGCAAGCACGAAATGTTGTATCGGTAGATACAAGTACTAAGCGGGTTCAGTTCCAAGGTGGCAGTTGGGCTAGCCTGAACAACCTTTCCAAGGTTGAATTAATCAAGGTTGGCTCGTATTTGCAGGTCACTTGGGGCGGTACGCCGATGCACAAGACATTGACCGAGATTCGCAACATCGTAGATGTTGCTATGGAGGCTAATGGCATGGTGGTTCAACCTACGGTTGTTAATCAAGTGATTCAGAATACGAACCCTGTAAGGGTTGATACTTCTGTCCCTGCTAAAGCAGTAGTCCCTAGCGGTTCATCGTTGGATGCGGTGATTGCAACTATGGTTGCAAACATTATGCAAACAATCCCTGTTGGGATTGACGAGGACAAGGTTCGTGACATCGTTTCCGATGTCATTGACCCTATGGCTTTGGCAACTTCAGTTGCTATGGACCGTTTGAACACGAAAATT